TCTGATAAAGAGACTGCCCGAGAAGATGTGCGAAGCAGACAGGCTCGGCGGTATGATGATACGTTGGAACGGCACGAGCTGGGACTTCGTTCTTCCGGGTAACTTCGGAGTAACCGAAGTAAACGGCAACCGCGAAATAACAGGCGCGATATTCGCAGTTCAGGCAGTAGAGGGTAGCAATACCTATACGCGCCTTGAATATCACAGGTTTGTCGATGTTGACGGTGAATCACTGTATCAGGTGACCAACAAGGCATTCAGGAACGGTACAGATATCAGCGGTAACACAACACTCGGTACACCTGTTCCTCTAACTGAGGTCAGAGCTTGGGCACACCTGCAGCCCGACACTTACATACGCGGACTGACTAAGCCCCTCTTTGCTTATTACCGCGTACCGGGCTCAAACACTATCGATGATACCTCACCTCTCGGTGTGTCGATATTTGCCAACGCTCTGACCGAGCTTAGAGCCATTGATGTGGCGATCTCCCGCAAGGACACCGAGATCGAGGACAGCAAGCACATGACGTTCATCGGTCAGAGCATTAAACGTTCTGCCGATAACAGGAACTTCAAGCTCCCTCGATTCGTGCAGCAGCTCGGTATCGGTCTGGACGATGCAAGCAATAGCAGCATCAAAGAGCATACAGCTACACTGCTCACCGAATCCCGCTTGCAGGATATCAACTTTAACCTCTCAATGGCAGGCGTTAAGTGTGGATTCTCTGAGGGCGTATTCGTTCTTGATGGTCAGCGTGGTATGGTAACCGCTACCCAGATAGAGAGTGACGACCGAGATACCATTCAGACCATAAAGGACGACCGTGATGCTCTGCAGTCTGCACTTGAACAGGCTATTGAGGGCGCTGATAAGATAGCAACTCTGATGAACCTTGCGCCGCTCGGTGAATACGAGCTGCAGTTTGCTTTCGGTGATATCACATACTCCTACGAGGAAGATAAAGCGAACTGGCGTATGTACGCTATGCAGGGGTGGGTGCCCAAGTGGGTATACCTCATGAAGTTTGAAAAGATGACCGAGGAAGAAGCAAAGGCTATGATAGCAGAAGCGCAGATAGCTGATGCAGAAGTACAGCTGTTCCAACAGCAGCTGTCGGGCGGCGGTGATGATTAGTGCTAACTCCTGAGGAAATAGATGCTCTTATCGAGCCTATGCAGCCATTGATTGACGACCTCAATACTTTCATACTGAAAGACATAGTCTCCCGATTAATGGCACGACTAAAGCACGAGGATCCTTTCAAGCTGTCACAGTCTGATATCTGGCAGATAGAATTGCTGAAAGATGCTAACGCACACTATGAAGCAGTCAAGAACAAGCTTGCTAAGTGGACTGGTAAAGCAGACCGAGAGATAGCGGCTATCTTTGAAGATGCAGGTATTACAGCTTGGGATGCAGACAGAGCTATCTATGAAGCGCAAGGCACAAAGACCTTGCCTATCAACAAGCTCCCCCGAATGGTGCAGATCATGCAGGACACAATGCAGCGCACCCATGGTACATTCCACAACTTGACCAGGACAACAGCACACAGCTCACAGCAGCGGTTTATCAGACTTCTCGATGAAGCGCACATGAAAGTTGTCACAGGTGCTACGTCCTATCAGGAAGCAGTCAGGCAGGCGGTGAACGAGCTCTGCACTAAACAGCTTGTGATAACCTACGGTGATGCTCCCAGTGGTCAGTATGTTTACCACAAAGACACTATCGAGGTAGCAACGCTCAGAGCGGTGAGAACAGGCACAGCGCAGGCGTGCGGTAACATATCACTGCAAGGCATGATCGACAACGAGCACGATGTGATACAAGTCTCAGGACATATGGGTGCCCGATACGGTGACGGAGGACATAACCCTGGTAACCACTTCTGGTGGCAGGCCAAGCAGTACAGCAGGACTGGCAAGACTAAGGAACTGCCAAACTTCGATGTATGCGGCTACGGTACAGGCGAGGGCTTGTGCGGTTGGAACTGCCGGCACAGCTTCGGGCCCGGTATTCTCGGGCACAATCCTTATGAGAAGTTCGACACCGAGGAGAACCAGAAGGCTTACGATCTCTCGCAGAAGCAGCGAGCTATGGAGCGCAAGATCAGGCGCGACAAGGAGAACGTTGTGGGCAGAGATACAGCACTAAGGAACTGCCCCGCATCTGAGCGAGAGAAGTATCAAGCAGACTACGACAGAGCAGTAAGCCTGCTGCGGAAGCACATGAAAGCATATAACGACTTCTGCAAGGCTAATAACCTAAAGAAGCAGTATGATAGATTAGAGAACGCTAAATACACACGGCTCATGCGCACGCAGAGCCACACCACAGCACGTTAGCGGCTAGGGCAGTGAAATTACACTCACGTAATCTGCAAGGGCATACAGAGCCCCTCAGAGCACGTGAGCACATGGACTGATAGCTCAATCGGTTAGAGCACTGACCTTATAAGTCAGAGGTTAGAGGTTCGATTCCTCTTCGGTCTACTATTGGCGGCTAGGAGCCTAAGCCTAGCAAATATCAGGACATGGCAACGTCCGAAAAAGCCTAACGATATTCAAGGAGGTTATTTCGTATGAAAACGGAAGAATTAACAGCACTGGGACTGACAGATGAACAGGTTAAGAGCGTTTTTGCACTGCATGGCAAGGATATCACACCTTTACAGCAGCAGATAGCCGACCTCACCAAGAGCAACGGCGATATCACAGCAGAGCGCGACAACCTTAACACTCAGCTCACAGCGGCAAACGACACCCTGAATAAGTTCGGTGACCTTACACCCGAATCTATGCAGGCGGAAATCCAGAAGTACAAGCAGCAGGCAGATGATGCAGAGAAGAACTTCAACGCTCAGATAACTGCTCGCGATCAGAAAGACTGGATAACCAAGAAGCTTGACGAGTACGGTGTTACCTCCCCTTACGCAAGAGCAGCACTCACTTCGGAGCTCATGGCAGCTGACAGCGGCTTGACATGGAAAGATAACTCTTTCTTCGGCTTCGATGACTTCATGAAGGCGGCTAAGGCTAAGGACACGACACTGTATCAGACAGCGGACGAAAAGGCAAAAGCCGACAAACAGACCAAACTTGAAGGTGATGCACCCTCTTTCGTTGCCCCTCTCGGACAGCAGAAACCGCAGGGCGACACAAAGAAGGACATTCCTAAGGTTTGGTAAGACCAACCGAAAGGAAGTAATGATTTATGGCAAAGATCGCATCTCTTAACATTCTCATTGACGGCAGCTCTCCTGCAGCTAACGACTATCTCGCAGAGCTGAGTGGCGTTGTCATCGAGAACATTCAGAAGAACACTCTGAGCTACAAGCTCAAGAATCAGGAGCTGAGCGGTGACCCTGTATCGGGTACCGTAGAGTGCAGACGTTTCACCAACGCTACCTCTGCAAACTATGGTTCCGCAAGAACCGCAGGCAAGGGTGCAGCAGTTAAGGCTAAGCCTGTTACTGTTGCAATCGACCAGGACAAGGAGATCGTTGAGGAGCTCGAAGCTAAGGACGTTAGACTGTACAGCGTTGACGATGTACTGAACAGACGTGCTAACAACCACGTTCTGACAGTAGCAACAGCACTTGACCGTGCTTTCTTCGCGGAAGCTAACACCAACGCTACCGCAGTCAACGTATACGGTATCACTGATGTGGCTGATATCCTCGAAAAGATCATCCAGGAATGCGAGAATACACACAACTCTTTCGTTGACGGTGTACCTCGTGATATGATGAGCCTTGTTCTCTCTACCGAGTACTACGGCAAGATCAGAAACCACCTCGACAAGTGCGAGAGAAGCAACGTGGACACAGGTGTCGAAGAGTTCTACGTATGGCATGGCGTAGAGACCAACTCGAGCACAAGACTGCCTGTCGGCTGTGATATCCTGCTCATGGTAAAGGGTGCAGTAGCACAGCCTGTTATGATGGAGCAGTACACAGCTGAGAAGATACCTCTCTCCGAAGCTGTTGGCGTTGAGCTGTTCTACCACTACGGTACTAAGGCAGTAACACCTGACCTGATCTTCGGCGCAGACTTCACACAGCCTAGCAACGGTAACTAAGACAAGGAGCGGGTACCATGACATTTCTTAACCTCTTAACAGGCGCGGTCGTTGAATCGACCAACGAGTTCGTTATAGCAGAATGGCTGAAACAGCCCGATGTATACGTTGAGTATGAACCGCCTGCAACGCCACCTACCCGCACAGTATTTCTCACGATGCAGGCACCTATAACATCAACAGAATAAGGAGGGCTAACGATGCTTTTCATTAACAAGAGAACAGGTACTATCCTCAGACCCGCGAATAAGTATGTAGAGGGGCTCTATGATGAGAGCCCTATGTATGAGGTGTACAAGCCCGGCAAGGCTGCTAAGACCGCAGCTCCTGCCGAGACCACAGCACCTGATACTGCTGCAGAAGCAGTTGAGGACAAGTCCAAGAAAAAGTGATGAAGGAGGGCAAAGGTAATGTACGCAGATTATAGCTTTTACACCGACACATATCTCGGTGATGCGCTGACAGCTGCTAACGCTAACAAGTGGCTTGACCGAGCTTCGGACTATGTTGATACTATCACATTCCGCAGGCTTGAAACAGCTTTCCCAGAGGTGGAAGCAGATGCTATCAGAGTAAAGAAAGCTGTGTGTGCTGTTGCCGATGCCCTCTGCTACATCGATACACAGCGCAGAGCGGGAGCAGCAAGTACCAATTCTGACGGCAAGGTAACCGGGGCAATAGCTTCGATAAGCAGCGGCAAAGAATCGGTATCATATGCAACAGGCGGCACAGCTTCGGTCTATTCAGCGGCTGCAAGCAACACAGCGGCGCAGGACAGCTACACACGATACATCGTGGAGACCTACCTCGCCAATGTGCCCGATGCCAACGGCGTTAATCTGCTGTATGCGGGGGTGGACTGATATGTTCGGAGATACTATCACGGTGTTCAACTTCAAGGATGGTTATTACTATCCACACGTACTGCATGGGGTAGATGCCGTTGGAATATCAGACGGAGCAACAGCCACAGCCCAGAGCGGCAACACTAATTCCGACATGGGCACGGTGCTGATACAGACCAATGCAAGCAAGATCATAGCGGCAGACAATTCAGTACTGCCGTATGTAAGCCCGAAAGCGTATGAAGCTCTCGCAGACGGTGTGGAATCCGTCATAACATTCCAACCTCAGACGGACTTCATTCTGATAGGTGAGTACGAAAGCACAGAGCCTATATACGATGATGACTATGAGACTGGATTTTATGACGATATCAACAGCACACGAGATGGCGTGCACCAGATAGTTACAGCTGTTTACTACGAGCTCATACCGCATTTTGAGATAGGAGTGAGGTAAATGCCTAACTGGACTATCTCAGGTAAGGCGGCGTTCGTCAAAGGTATGGTGCAGGTCGATATCAATGTTGATCTCTCCGCATATCCTGAAAGGTTCGCCAGAGCTCAACAGCGGCTCGGTGAAGCGGTTCTCGTGAGCAGTAAGGTGTTTATGCCACTGCTGACAGGAAGCTTACAGCAACGCTCCTACGTTGACGACGGCGGACGCAAGGTCGTGTTCCCGGGACCGTATGGTAGATATCAGTACGGCGGTCGGGTAATGGTCGATTCGGTGACAGGCAAAGGCCCGGCACTGATACATGACCGTAACGGCGTAGAGATCGGTTTACGTTTCCGCAAAGGTGCAACTCTCGTACCTACGGAAAGGCGGCTGAACTATTCACAGCCTACGGCTCAGGCAGAGTGGTTTCAACCCGCAAAAGACAAAGACCTCCCTGCATGGGTGGCAGAATGTGACAGAATAATAAAGGGTGGTGCATAATGGCACAAAGACCAATAGATGTTCAGGGCTCGGAGATAATCAGCACGGCGCTCATGGAGCTGATTAACGAATTTCCTGCACTGAATGGTAAAAAGATAAAGTTCTCGACCCTAGAGGATAAGTCAGGGCTCGGCTTCTTCCCGACAAGCGGAGCTGCGATACTTTCAAGGAAAGAGAGTATAACAGGTCATGTGAGACTTGAATGTGCGTACCCTTTCAATGTCATATACAGGGCTGCTGTGAAAAGTGAGACACAGAAGCTCGCGGTCAAGGAGTTCCTTGACACCCTCGGAAAGTGGCTCGAAAAACAGCCTATTGTGGTCAGCGGTTCCGTAGTACAGCTGCACGACTACCCAGAGCTTGACGAGGGACGAATAATCACAAACATAGCACGCAGTACTCCCGCACACTGCAACGCTGCATATCAGGACGGCGTTGAGGACTGGCTTGTATCAATCCTTGTGCGGTACAAATATGAGTACGACACTAACCAGTAATAACAGTTATAAAGCGAGGTATAGCCCATGTATAACAAAATCGAGCGCAAATACCTTGCGCACTATATAGATGAAGGTTTCGGAGCTAAGCAGTATGTATGGCTCGGTGATGATCTCGAAGAGTATTCAGACGAGCTCAATGCTGACGTAGAGTTCGAGACCAACATACTTGGTGAACAGAACATCAGACACAGCGGGTATGACACTGAGGGAGACGTAGACCCATACTACGCGGAATACGGCAGCCTGCTCTTTGTCAACCTCTCAACCATAGCAAACCGCAGAATTAAAGGTGATGCTTGTAACACCACTAAGATTGATGTGCTCCTCAGGGAAGATATGTCAACGGTGTGGGCGTACCGCGAAGATGTAACGGTAATACCCAGTTCTGTGGGCGGTGATACTTCGGGCATACAGATACCTTTCGGTATTTACAGCAGAGGTAACCGCGTGAAAGGTATATTCGATGTCAGCACCAAGACCTTCACGCCTATCAATACGGTATATGCACTTGACGGTGCTGTACTGATTGATAACAATACAGCATTCGCAGATCACGTTATCGTGTAAAGTGAAAAGGAGTGGTAATCAATGGCAGATAAGATAGAGCGTAAATACCTTGCGCACTACGTTGACGAGACATTTAACGGCGAGACACCCGCCTATACCAGACTGGGTGACGATCTGGAAGAGTACAACGAGGAACTTAACCCCGATGTAGAGATCAAGAAGAACATTAAAGGCGAACAGTCCATAGACCATAAGGGCTATGAGGTTCAGTCCGATGTGGATCCTTACTATGCTACTGAGGGTAGTGCTCTGTGGGAAAAGCTTGCAGAGATCGCTAACGAGAGAAAGACAGGCGCGGCTTGCAAGACTACCAAGATCGATGTACTGTATGACACAACAGGTACTGTCGTATGGGCTTACCGTGAGGACGTTGCTCTGATACCTAAGTCTATCGGTGGTGACACTTCCGGTGTTCAGATTCCGTTCTCTGTATACAATCTCGGTAACAGAGTATCCGGTTCTTTCAACCCCTCAACAGGCACATTTACTCCCACCTCAGGCAACTAAGCCGGAGGGAGCAAGCCAGACAGTAACCAATAGTAACCAATAGTAACCAATAGTAACTAATAATTGATAATTATAACGGAGGCTAGTTATTATGAACGCTATCACCAAAACCAATGAAATAAACACAAATG